CTCAACACCAAAAGGCAAGAATCATTTCCATAGGTTATGCATGCAACCTAACTATGATGATAGATATGCTTACTTTCATTTCTCATCCTATGACAATCCTATGATTGATCCAAGAGAATTGGATGAGAGGAAGAGGTCACTACCTGACCATGTATTCAGACAGGAATACTTAGCTGAGTTCATTGACAATGCCAGTGGTATCTTCAAGAATGTTCATGAGTGCATTGGCACAGGAGCCAAGACTCCGAAGATGTTTGCTGGTCTGGACATTGGTAGAGCTGATGACTACACTGTGCTCACTATCATCAACCAAGATGGACAGATGGTGACAGCTCACAGATGGAGGCATGATGAATGGACCAGGATCATTGACAAGGTTGCTGAGTTGATTAAGCAATACAATGCTGTGACATTGGTTGAGGTCAACAATCAAGGTGATGTGTTCTTTGAGATGCTCCAGTCAAGATGCCGTAACTTGATACATCCATTTGTGACAAGCTCCAAAACAAAGCCAATCATCATTGAGGACTTGGCTGTTGCATTTGAACAGAAGGCTATCACAATAATCAATGAGCAATGGTTGTTGGATGAGCTTGATAATTTTTCCTATATTTACAATCCGAATACCAGGAACGTGAGTTATTCTGCACCAGCTGGATTGCATGATGATGGAGTGATGTCAACTGCATTGGCTTGGAACAGCAGAAAGGAATTCACGAATAAAGGAAGATACATGGCTTTGAGAGTATGATGAAACAACTTGACATAAAACTACCAACAAGCATAAGTGCATGCACACCAGACCAGATGACCAGATGGCTCATGATGGCTGAGGCAATGAAGGCACATAAGGAGGATGACATCACACAGCTGTTGATCTTCCAATGTCAATTGCTGAGTCTATTCAGTGGTGAGTCAATCAACAAGATAAAGAGAGCAGATATACAATCCATCCAAGTGGCAGCCAACCACATGCTGCAACTATTGGTGACTTATAAGTATCAAGAGCCTAAGCCAGAGATCAGTATCAATGGCAAGACATATTGCTTTGAGAAAAACTTTGCTCATGTGTCAACTGGTCAGATCATTGACCTGAAGCTTATTGAGGACATCAGCCAGGATCCATGTCAAGCATTGGCAATCATGTATGTTGAGAAAGGGATGGAGTATTGCCAAGAGGATGACAGAGGAAGAGTGCTCAATCCTAATGACAACAGATACAAGGAATTCAAGGAAAACTTTCCTGGTGATGAGTTCTTAAATTTCTTCAGTTTTTTTTTGGACTTATCTCACAAGCGGAAGCTCGCTATATTAGGGATACAGATGGCGAGACAGAGGATGGAAATGATGATGATGGAACAGGACTTAAAGATTCAGAGTGGTTTAGTTGGACAACTATCCTTCATAGACTATCCAAAGAAATGGGAGTCAGTGTGGCGAAAATTACACAACAGCCTTATGTGACAACATTGTTCTGGATGAACTATTTTAGGATAGTGGATGAGAACGAACAAAAACGCATATTAAGCAATGGCAGAGTTTGATTTTCTTGATGACTTTGGAATATCAGCTCAAGATGCTGAGCAACCGAAGAATGCTTATGACAGATTCATCATTGAGCTATCCAATAAGCTTGCTGAGGAGTTCAGAGACTATACCAAGAAGGTTGCCAGTAATACAGGAGCATTGGCAGCGTCAATCATTCCTGTTCCAACTGGACAGCTATCATTCAGATTAGAGGCTGATGATTACTATCCATTTGTTGATGAAGGGGTTAATGCTGTTGGAACTAACAACTATGGGAGTCAATTCTCATTCAACTATCCTGGAGTATCTCACAACATGGCAACAGCCATAAGTCAATGGAAGGGATTGGACATGAGTCATGCCTATGCTGTGGCATCCAACATCAAGCAACGAGGATTACAGCCTAAGAGAATCACAGAGAATGTTATCAATGATAGTGTTCTTGAGAGGATAGGCAGAGACTTGGCAGAGATGACTGGTTTATTATTTGAAATAAATTTTACAAGAAATGGCAATAACACTATATGATGAACCACAACTGATTGCACCAGCTGGCAATCCATTGGTGTTCACTTTTAGCAGTGATGAGACTGCACAAGCAAATTTCAGCTTTATTGTTGAGGTTTATATCAACGGCTCATTGAGATTGACTCAAGAGGTTTATCGGCAATTCAATACTCTTGGAAGGATAGATGTATCTGAAGCTGTTCAGAGTACATTGTCAAGTCCATTGATTGTGGATGGCTCATTGTTGACTTTCTATGATTCAGCCATCAATGACTATTACATTATTGTTTATGAGAAGTATGGCTCACCAGTACCACAGCTTCAAGCCAGTGACACAAGCTCAACTCTGTATGGTATCAATGCAGCATTGAGACATCAGGACTTTATTGCATGGGATTATTTAGATCATGCAGTGTCAACAAGCAATCCGAATTCTGGGAGTGGAGTCACATGGTTGACTGATTGGCCAAGAGATAGAAAGTATTTCCTTGGAAATGATGAGAGATTGTTTATGGGCATCTTGAATGGTGATCCAGGATATTTCCAAGTGAGATACAGATTGTATGATGCCAACAACACAATCATTGTTCAACATACAGAGGCATTCACAGCCAATCAATTTCCTGTTGTTGATGCATCTCCTCAGGCAATCATTGCCAATACATCTATAACACAGACTGACTTTGATGATTGTGTTTTTTATGAGTTGACACCAAGAGGAGCACAAACTGGAGGAAGTTATTCTGGATCAGGTGAAGTGTTCAGAGTTTATATGGACAGAGAGTGCAAGAGATATGAGACAAGGAGATTGCATTGGTTGAATAAGTATGGTGTTTGGGATGCATTCACATTCTCATTGGTTTCAACAGATTCATCCACAGTACAATCCTATGGATATCAGAGAGAGAAAGGAGTCTGGGATGATACAAGCTACACATATCCACTTTATCAAGGTGAGAAGGTTGACTTTGCCAAGACATCAGCAGATCAGTTGGTCTTGAATTCTGACTGGATTTATGAATCTGTTCAACAATGGCTGGTAAGGAGCTTGATGGAATCACCATCAGTTTATCTTGAGGTTGAGGATGGGACAGCATTCGAGCCAGTCAAAGTAACCAACACAAGCTATCAGCTCAAGACAAGGAGGAGAGATGGCTTGATACAGGAGCAGATTACATTGGAAAGAACATACACATATAGATCACAACTTAACTAATGGCTGGAGAATTATTCATTAATGGGAGGCTTGTTGACATCAGTCAAGATGCTCCCTTTCCATTGACATTCAATATCAGTGACATCAAGGACTTGAATGCAAGGAAGGGCAATAAGTCCAAGACCATCACATTGCCAGGAACAAAGAACAACACATCATTGATGCTGAGTGTCTATACTTTGAGTGCAACAGATAAGATCAGCAATACAGATAGTGATTTCATTGACTTTGATCCAAGCATCAAGGCAGAATGTCAATACTATCAGAATGGCTTGCTTGAGTTCAATGGTGTTGCTCAGTTAATGAACTGCAAGCTCAATGATGGAGTATGGTCCTTTGACATAACTCTTGTCAGTGACACCATTGACTACATCTCAAGACTTACAAAGATTAAGGTCAATGAGCTTGGATATTCAGAGTATGACCATGCATTGACATATGACAACCAACAAGATACATGGGCGGGGATAGTACAATTCAATGGATCTCCTGTCAGCAACCAAGACTCGCAAGGATGGAAGGGTAAAGGGTATTACTACGGCTTGATTGATTACGGGTTCACGCGTGCTACTCCTTCCACCTTTGCAGTTGAGCAGATTCCTCCTCAGGTATTCTGCTATGATATATTGACAAAAGCTTTCAACTATTGTGGCATCACATGGAGCAGTAGATTCCTTGAGAGCCAAAGATTCAAGAGGATGCTGATGGCATATCCTGGAGGAGACTTGCCAACCATCACACAAGTTCAGGCTGATAATGATAGTTTGTTTTCAACAGAGAATAACAATGTCGGAGCTGGCACAATCATCAATACCAATGTATCTGGTTATAGTTATGGCAATAGTGCTATATGGTTTTTAAATAGCTTAAACTCTGTGGACATCATGGAGGTTACAGTGACTCAAGACAACTTGAATCAAGCTCAAAGCTCATCACCTTTATTGTTTGTGGCTGCATCCTCTGGATTGTTTAATGTTCATTATTATGGTGATCATGACTTAACTTTCACAGATACTCAATCTGCTTCATTGATGTATGGCAGTTACAGACTTGAGTTGCTTGTGTATAAGAACAACATTCTAATATCCTTTGACACAATATATTCTGGAGCATTGAATGGTCAAGCAACTGGACATACTGAGAGCTTTAATTTTGACTATTCAAGACAGATAAACTTATTGATTAATGATACCTTATCATTTGAAGTCAGATACATTATCTTGACTCCACAATTAATTGGAGGCACTGCTGGACTGAATGGATTGAGGACACAGATTGTGAGCAACACAGCTGAGTTGGATATCTTAAAGCAAGCACAAACATTGACAGCTGGAGGTACAGTATCTCTTGGTGCATTCCTTCCAGACATGACTTGTGATGTGTTCTTTAAAGGACTTGTAACAGCGTTCAACTTATATGTCAAGCCAAGGACATCCGATCCAACCATTCTTGAGATAGAGCCATTGGCTGATTTTTACAATGCCAGTGGTGATGCAATTGATTGGACTTATAAGATTGACAGAAGTAAAGAGATACAGATTGAGCCAACGATCAACTTTAGTGCTAAGAATTATAAGTTTAATTTTGAGACAGATGATGACTATTGGAATGGTCGTTATTTTGATGATGTCCAAGAACAATATGGATCATTTATTGTGGAGAGTCAAAGTCAATTTGCAACCAATGAAACCAATTTCAAGCTACCATTCAGCCAGAAGGTATTGTCAACCATTCCAGATACATCACCATCAACATTCACTGACTTAACTGTTCCAAGAGCATTCCAGATTAAGTTCAATGAGGATGGCTCAAGCTTGGTTGAAAGAAAGAAAGGCAAGCCATTCCTTGTGCAGTTGGGAGGATTGAGGACAGGAGACTGGATTCATGTAGATGAGAATGGAACACCATTCAATGAGACATCATATCCTTATGTTGGTCATTTGGACAACTTGGATTCACCTTCCTTTGATTTCAACTTTGGTGTGCCTGACTATGTGTTTTGGTCCACACCAACATATCCAACCAATAACTTGTATCTGTATCATGAGAAGTTCATTAAGGAATTGATCTCAAGATTTGGAAAGAAGGTGACATGCTCAGTGATGCTGAGACCATCAGACATCAATAGTCTTGATTTTAGAAACTTAATCAACATTGATGGTGTTGTGTATAGGTTGCTAAAAGTTAGTGACTATCAGAGTGGCAAGAACACATCAACAGTTGTCGAACTAATTCGCATAATAGAAGGAGAGGGTATTCAGACCACCATAGTTACACCACCTTAAAAACATATAAAATGGCAAATTCACAAAGCGTGCTCACAGCACAACAAGGAACTTTTATAGTTAATAACACTGTTGAGAAAACAGTTAACCATGATGCGATTATGGTCTTGGAAGATACAGTATTCAGCTCAATCAAAGTTGCGAATACAGATGTCAAATCAACTTACATTGCGGCAACTGGCACAGCGGTAAAAGCTGGTGCAATCATCAGAGCAATTAATGGTGCAAAGTTTAGTGGTGTCACATTGACATCTGGATCTGTTTGTTTGGTATTATGATTGGATACGGCAATAGTATATTTTTAGCAACACATGGAATATTATCAAGGTCAGGATCGACACCAGCATTCACAGGCTTACTTGACACTTATCCAGGTGCTGCGGTTGCTTATTCTTTACGTAAACTAAGAACGGCTTATACAGGAGCAGCAATAAGGGTAAGAAGGTCAAGTGATAACGCAGAGCAAGATATTAACTTTATAGGCGGTGATTTAGATACGGCTTCACTACTTACTTTTTGTGGTGCTGGAAATGGATTTATAACAACATGGTATGACCAAAGTACAAATGCAAATAATTCAACTCAAGCAACGGCGGCAAGTCAAGCACAAATTGTTTCAAGTGGTAGTTTAATTTTAGACCCAGATACAGGTAAAATATCCACCCTTTGGTCAAATGATACGTATCTTTTATCAAGTTCTTTTGCACCAGTACAGCAAAATACGCAAATTGCTGTATTTAATAAAACTGCATTAGCACAAAGAATTCTTAATTTAGGAAGTGCTTCTTCCGCACCATTTATAGGTCAGTGGAATACCAGTGATGTTGTTCAAACAAATTACGGTTTAACATTTACACATGGAACAAGTGCAGCAACAGGAATCTATATACAAACTGTTTTAAGGAATAGCTCTAATGAGGTTAAGGCTTGGCACAACAATGTAGCATTTCCAACAATTGTAAACTCTAATGCTTCAAACTTATTTACTCATTGGGGTAAAAGTGCAAGTCCACAATCAAGTGGATATAAACAAGAATTAATTTATTGGATTTCAAACCAAGAAGCAAACAGAACAGGAATAGAAGATAACATAAATATTTATTGGGATGCTTATTAATGGCTACAAATACACGAATGAACAGGATGCAATAAACGCAAGAAAGGCTTGTGCTGACTATTACGGCTTACCAGTTTCACCTGAAGATGTTACTCAATATTGGGTAGACTATGAAATAGCAGAACTTGACAATCCTATTTTTTGGTATATTCAATTTGATTCAAGTATTGAAATGATATTAGGAGAACCAACAGATTTTGAAGTAACAACACCCCCACCTTTTGAATAATGGCAGAGAAGTCAGTTGTATTCTCACTGAAGGTCAACACTGGTAACAGTGTTCAGGACATCCAAGCTATGGATGCAGCTGTCAATGACTTGAATCAAGATCTCAAGGCAACACAAAAAACAGCGGCAGATAATACTGGCATAGATACCTT